AAATCCATAGCAGAAATCGACATGGACGAGGAATTAGGGTTTGCAGACGTTCAAAATGTGCAAGAAATGAGCACAGATGAGTCCTGAGCTGCTGGAACACGCGGAAAAATTACTGCCAACACTGCCTCCGGCGGCTCAACAGAAGATTGGTGCGCTTATAGCTGAAGCGCGACGCGCTAAAACTAAAGAAGTTGTCAAGAGTGACTTCATGGCCTTCGTTCGATACGTATGGCCGAGCTTCATTCACGGTTGGCACCACGAGAAAATGTCAGAAGCCTTCCAACAAGTGGCCGAAGGCAAGATAAAACGGCTAATTATTAACATGCCGCCACGTCATACCAAGTCAGAGTTTGCGTCTTACCTGCTGCCAGCTTGGTTTTTGGGGATGTACCCCGGCAAAAAGATCATTCAGACCAGCCACACTGCTGAGTTGGCTGTGGGTTTTGGTCGAAAAGTGCGTAACTTGGTTGACTCTGACCGGTACAAGGACATATTTCCTGAAGTTTCGCTCCAATCAGACTCTAAAGCGGCAGGGCGTTGGGCTACTAATTATGGTGGTGATTACTTCGCTATTGGTGTGGGTGGTGCTGTAACTGGTAAGGGTGCCGACTTACTAATTATTGACGACCCGCACTCGGAGCAAGAGGCAACCATAGCCGAGACTAATCCAGAGGTATACGACAAAACATACGAGTGGTACACATCCGGCCCACGTCAACGTCTCCAGCCGGGTGGGGCTATTGTGATTGTGATGACCCGTTGGTCTAAGAAAGATTTGACAGGACAAGCACTCAAAGCAGCGGCCCAACGTGAAGGAGATGAGTGGCGCGTGATTGAGTTTCCGGCAATCCTGCCTTCGGGTAAACCCTTATGGCCCGGGTTCTGGTCTATTAGGGAGTTGGAAGCCCTGCGCACCGAGTTGCCCGCAAGCAAATGGCAGGCTCAGTACATGCAGCAGCCGACTTCCGACGTGTCGGCCATCATCAAGCGGGAATGGTGGTGCGTGTGGGGCGAGGATAGTCCACCCTCGTGTGAATTTGTTATTCAGTCTTGGGACACGGCGTTTCTTAAAACGGAGCGGGCCGACTATTCGGCATGCACGACATGGGGTGTGTTCTATCAGGATGACGACACGGGTAGGCCGCAGTCCAACATTATTTTGCTCAATGCGTTTAAAAAACGGATGGAGTTTCCTGAATTAAAGGCACGGGCGTACCAAGAGTTCAAGGAATGGGAGCCGGACTCATGCATTGTGGAAGCAAAAGCAGCGGGTAGTCCGCTAATTTTTGAGCTTCGGGCGATGGGAATTCCCGTGCAAGAGTTCACACCGAGCAAAGGAAATGACAAAATAGCCCGTCTGAATGCCGTGGCTGATTTATTTGCAAGTGGTCGTGTATGGGTTCCCAATACGCACTGGGCAGAGGAACTGGTTGAGGAAGTTGCAAGTTTTCCATCGGGCGAGCATGACGACATGGTGGACTCAATGAGTCAAGCGTTACTACGTTACAGACGTGGTGGCTTTATTCAGCTTGAGACTGATGAGCAGGAAGAATCCCGTGAGTTTAGGCGTAAGCGGGAGTACTACTAAGGAAACGTATGGAAAACATGGGTTACGATGTTTTTGGGAATATGCCTGATGTTGAATCTATGTTCAGGACATCTCGCGGTTCAACATATGCCCACATGCCCGATAGCACAACAATTCGCAATCGCAGCGGCGCAAACCATTCAGATACCACTACAGGATTGCAGGCCCCGTCTACAAAAACCTTGTACATGGATCCAAAAGCAGCCAAAGCAATTGGCTCATGGATTCAAGATGCATCGACCGCAACAAAGCTTGTTCCAGAAATGAAAGACGGCAAATTTACTGGCTATGCTTTGGTTCAAATGATTGAAGATCATTACGTACCCCCATCCAAATACGGCCCTGAAATTAATAAAAAAGCTGGCGACGTTGTGTCCAGAGTGCCGATTTCACTAAAACCTGAAGTTGGACTTCATCCCGTAGAAATTTATGGAAGTCCAGAAAGCCCAAAGGGAAGCAAGGCGCGCAATATCCACTTTGGCAATCAAATTACAGAAATTATCCCCAAGGGCGCAAGTCCGTCTCGGTCATTGCCAATACCAATTGGCGGCGGCGGTTTTCGTCCCGGGCAAGACACAATTCAACACAGTCTAAACCCGTTAAAGATGGCGGCAGGCGGGTCAGTAAAAATGCCAAGCAATTACAGTCAAGGCAATTGGAAACTCATTTAAGGACACATCATGGCTATTGAAAAATCGTTGTATGCCGCACCACAAGGTTTAGAAAACCTGATGGCGCAAGCCGCAGCAGAACCCGAGATCGAGATTGAGATTGAGAACCCAGACTCAGTAGATATCAGTATGGACGGTTTGACTATCCATATGGAGCCGGGTAAGGAAACCGAAGAAGACTTTAACGCTAATCTGGCTGACTATATTGGGGAAGATGAGCTGCAAAGCATCGCTTCTGAATTAATTAGCGACTATGACGACGACGTTGCCAGCCGCAAAGATTGGCTTCAGACCTATGTAGATGGTCTAGAGTTGTTAGGCTTAAAAATAGAAGAGCGTGCAGAGCCATGGGAAGGGGCTTGTGGGGTGTATCACCCCATCCTCGCTGAAGCGTTGGTTAAGTTTCAGTCTGAAACCATGATGGCTACATTTCCTGCAAGCGGCCCGGTAAAAACCAAAATTATTGGACGTGAGACACCTGCCAAAAAAGATTCGTCTATGCGTGTCCAAGAGGATATGAATTACCAGTTGACCGATGTGATGAAGGAATATCGGCCTGAGCATGAGCGTATGTTGTGGGGTTTAGGCTTAGCGGGTAATGCGTTCAAGAAGGTGTACTACGACCCTCATCTTGAGCGGCAGGTTTCTATGTTTATTCCTGCTGAAGATCTTGTGGTTCCTTATGGGGCATCGGACTTGGCTTCTGCTGAACGTGTGACCCACGTGATGCGTAAGACCGAGAACGAGCTTAAAAGATTACAGCATGCAGGTTTTTATCGGGATGTTGATCTAGGACAACCTGACAACATCTTGGATGAAGTCGAGAAAAAAATTGCGGAGAAACTTGGGTTTAGAGCCACTTCTGACAGCAGGTACAAACTTCTTGAGATGCATGTTCATATTGACCTCAAAGGTTTTGAACATGAGGACGATGGCAAACCTACAGGTATAGGACTGCCCTACGTGGTAACGCTGGAGCGTGGTTCTGGCACGGTGCTATCCATACGACGCAACTGGGAGCCGGATGACCAGACATATCAAAAACGGCAGCATTTTGTGCATTATGGTTATGTGCCCGGCTTTGGCTTTTATTACTTTGGTTTGATCCATTTAATAGGCGCATTTGCAAAATCCGGTACATCCCTGATCCGTCAGTTGGTGGATGCAGGTACGTTAAGCAACTTACCCGGTGGTTTCAAAACTCGCGGTATGCGCGTCAAGGGAGACGACACACCAATTGCCCCCGGTGAGTGGCGTGATGTGGATGTGCCATCAGGTGTATTGCGTGATAACTTGTTGCCACTTCCATATAAAGAGCCCTCACAAGTTCTTGCTGGATTGATGGACAAGATCATTGAAGAAGGCCGCAGATTTGCAAATACCGCAGATTTGAGCTTGTCAGATATGTCGGCACAGGCCCCTGTGGGTACTACGCTGGCTATTCTTGAGCGCACACTGAAGAACATGTCGGCTATTCAAGCCCGTGTCCACTACTCCATGAAGCAGGAGTTGGGACTGTTAAAGAACATCATTGCCGACTACACGCCTGAAGAATACAGTTACGAGCCTAATATTGGCAATAGATTTGCCAAACGAAGCGACTACGACGACGTGGATGTGATACCCGTGTCTGACCCTAACGCAGCTACCATGGCACAAAAGATTGTGCAGATGCAAGCAGTGTTTCAGATGGCACAAGCTAACCCGCAAATTTTCAATATGCCGCTGCTCAATCGGCAGATGTTGGATGTCATGGGTATCAAGGACGCAGAAAAGCTCGTGCCTATAGATGACGACATGAAGCCAGTAGATCCCGTGACTGAAAATCAGCACGTGTTGATGATGCGTCCGGTTAAGGCATTTTTACTGCAAGACCATCAAGCACATATCACTGTGCACATGGCTGCTATGAAAGATCCAAAGATTCAAGCACTACTGCAAGGGAATCCACAAGCGCCCATGATGATGCAGTTAATGTTGTCTCATATCAATGAGCATCTTGGGTTTGAGTACAGACGCCAGATTGAAATGCAGCTTGGCATGCCCTTACCACCCGAAAAAGATGAGAATGGGGAAGCCGCACATATTGATCCTGAAGTTGAAGCAAGGTTGTCCCCGATGTTGGCACAGGCAGCCCAACAGTTGTTGCAATCTAATATGCAGCAAGCCGCACAACAACAAGCCCAGCAACAAGCTCAAGATCCGTTGGTTCAGATCCAGATGCAAGAGTTGCAGATTAAAGCTCAGGATCAGCAGCGCAAACAAGCCAAAGATCAGTCTGATGCCGCACTTAAAGCGGCACAAATTGATATCGAGCGTCAGAGAATTGCGACGCAAGCAGCCACTGAAGATAAGCGAATCAATGTGGATGCAACAAAAGCCGTAGCAGAACAAAGCCGCACACGAGAAGAGTTGATGTCAAAACTTAGCGTTGACGTGTTAAAGCACCTATCTAACAAACAATCGAAAGGTAGCTAATGGACAAAAACTTGGAATATTTACTCAGTCAATACAAAGACCGTATGCAAATGTTGACAGAAGCTCTTGCACGCGGAAGTTGTGGGGATTTTGAGGAATATAAATACGTATGCGGCCAGTTACGGGGTCTTGAAGCTGCATGCGTCGTAATTAAAGACCTCAAAGAAAGATTGGAGAATTCGGATGACTGAATCCATTTTGTTGGCTACAGACGCCAACAACCCTCAAGTTGTGGGAGCTTATAACTTCACTGCCACCGCAGAGGAAAAAGGCAAACAACTACCCAAACCGTCAGGCTATCGCATTCTTTGCGCCATTCC